CCATGTGTGACAAGATCATTGCCCTTAGGAAGGCGGCCATAGCAGGAAGCGCGTTCACCCGTGCTGCCCCTGTCGTGGCAACTTTTCAAGGCAGGACCAGAGCCGGCAAGTCTGTCCTCACTTCCACTTTCTTGCCCAGACTTTTGGCCCAGTACCTAAATGTGCCCAAGCTCACAACATACTGTTTTCAGGATCAGCAAAAGCACTTTGATGGTTACTCTCACCAAGACATCTTCGTCATTGATGACTTCCTTCAACACAAGGACCACGAGATCCTCAAGACCTTCAACGTCATCACTTCCACTGTCGACTATCATGTCCCTATGGCTGACATCACCGACAAGGGCATGAAGTTCACTTCACCCATTGTAGTAGTCTCCATGAACGAGCAGCATCCTGATGTGGCTTCCATGGCCGACAAGCATTCGCTCTTCATGAGACTTTACAAACACTATGTGGAGGTTGTCCCCAAGCCTGAGTTTGTGGAACATGGCAGGCTTTCCTACACAATCATGAACAAGAAACAGGAAGAACTCGGCAGAACCCTCCTTCCGGATGACTACCTGGACTTCTACAAGGTCACGTACGAGAACGACAAGCGTGTCCCTGCCAAGAACAACAGTGACCAGGCTACCAAGATCGATAGGAAGATCACTTTCGTCGAGTTCGGCAAGGAAATCGCTGAGGACGTTCTGCAACAGGAGGCTCTCAGGAAGGTGCTCATTAAGCCGAAAAACATTGTTTTCGACGTGAAACCAATCGATTCTTATGACCCGGTCGAGAATAGTGATCCTTTTGAAAAGAACAGTCTCCAAATGTTCATTTCCAAGTCTCAGATCCAGCATCTTGAGAACATTGCTTTGTTCTTGAAGTGTGAAATCGAGGCGTCAGTCGATTGCTCTGGAATACCTGAACATCTTCGTTTTGGATCCTACTTCAACGCAAGCGGTGTTTCACCATCCACGGAAAATATCGAGCTTCACGTTCTCGAAGGCCGAGAAGAACTTGTCCGCAAGCTCATCAAAGTCGCTAGGAACCTTGACTTCAGCATGAACGAACATCCTACTCTTTGGTTCACAAAGTATGAAGTCACTCTCGTCTCGCATTCCGCAGGAAAGTACGTCAGCGACGGAAATGACATTTCTCAGGAACGTCAACGCATGGCTTCCAAAGCAAACTCCATCCTTACCATTATGAACCTTGTGAACAGCATTCCGCTCATCACTGGAGTCGTCCTCGCGTTCATTGCTCTTCGATCTGGAGCTAAATGGCTCTTGGGAGGAGATTCTTCGGACATTCCAGAAGCCGCCGCTGCTCGCTACTCCGGTGGTGCTCAAGCCAAGAAGACTAAGGCGACAGCAGCAAAGCAACCGAAGCTGGTGCACCGCGCCAAAGCGTCCGCCACAGCTGGTTCAGCACCCAGTTCTGAACAGTCTCTCCAATCAGATGTTCAACAGCTGGAGAAGTTCGCAGACAATGTGGTGCTACTCACTAGAATCGGAGTCACCGACAAGCAGTGCTCTCAAGTGTTCTCTGTTAAAGGATTTGCCCTCAAGAAACACATCATTTGCTACCCGGAGCATTTTCTGAGGGACATTAAGGAAGATGATCCTATTAGGATTACTTACCGAAATGGTCCTAACATAGGGAACATCGAAGTTCTCTACAAGTCAGAGCATCACCTTGCGGTTCACGCCCAAGACGGAGAAGCCTCTACGGATCTAGCGATCTTCGATGCTGGAAACAAGATCAGGTCATTCAGAGATCTCACCTCTTACATCCAGCCTTCTGAAGTCGCGGTGCGCTGTGCAGAAGCCCCTCTCACAGTGGTCTCTCCTGACGTGGTTCGAGCCAGTGTCGACTACATCAACCTTCCAACTTGCAAGCTGCTTGAAGGCCAAGTCGCTTCTTATGATGATGATGTTGCTCGCACGTTTTGTACGAGCGTTCAGTCGCCTTACCGAGGTCAACCTGTCTTGTGCGGCTCTCCCTACATCTCACTCAGGGAAGCGAAGCCCATGATAGTGGGTTTCCACTCTTATGGCAGCAAGAGCGTGATTGGAGCAACCTTCGTGACAAAGGAAGACATTGACGCCCTTCTGGAAGCCCTTCCTTCTGAAGTTTCCATCGACACGGAGGATGGCAAACCAGATTTGTCCGAACTCAACAAGACCATTCACGACAGCGAATCCAGGATCGACTACGAGAACACTGAGTTCTTTGGATTTTGTGGAGGAGCTCCCACCCCTCTCAAATCCAAGTTCGAGAGGAGCGTTTTGTGGGAATGTGGAAAAATCAAAGACTACGGTTACCTCCCCGCTCCTATGAGTGCCCACGATGAAGGCGTCAAAATCTCATCCGCTGAGTATCTGGAGAAAGTCGTTCGTAAGGGAGACAGTTTTCACCCTTGGTTTCCAGACTTCGACTTGGCTCGTAAGGTCAAGGAAGGCATGAAGAGAATCTTCTGCTTGAAGAATTCCAGCAGAGAAATTATTCCATCATGCGACGACTACATCTACAGCGAACACCAGGTTCTTAATGGCACCGGCTTCGGTCGCTCAAAACCACTTGTCGTGACTACCAGCGCGGGATTCGGCTATCCAGGCGCCAACAAGAGGCCTTTCCTCGATCACTACAGTGATGAAGAAACAGGCACCAAGATCTACTTTCTCAACAAGGCCACCAAGAATCAGAGATACCTTCACAAACAGATCGAGTCTTGCGAGGAGCACTATCTCAAAGGTATGATCCCGCCTCAATCCGTTTGGAAAGAGAGCACGAAGGATGAGCTTATCACGGCCGAGAAAGTTGAGATCGGGAAAGCGAGAGTCATTGTTGTCCCTCAGCTTCATTACCAGTACTTGTGTAAGAAGTACACTGGAGCATTCACGGACGCAATGCAAACCGACGAGAATCGCGGCTTCAAGAATTGCTCAGCCAGCGCGTGCGAGATTGGAGAACTTTTCAATGAAATCCACGAGAAGGCTAGCGGCAAGAAATTCTTTGGAGCAGATTACTCAAGGTTTGATTCAAGCTACCCCCCGGCTCTCATTGATTTTTATGCCGACTTCATCGAAAAGTGGTATCAAGAACATGATCCCTCTTGGCAACCATCCCATGCCAAAGCTCGAGGAGCAATCATCAGCGAAGGCATGATTTCAACCAACTACTTCCAGGGCAACGTCTACGGAACCAAGGCTTCTATGAACTCTGGTTTTCCGAACGGACACACTGTTTTCATGAACTGGTATGTCAATCTGTTCCTCTCCATGTACACTTGGTGCAAGAACACGAACTTGGAACCCGAAACTTTTTTCGACAACGTCGCTCCCGTCTACATGGGGGATGACAACTTCCAGATCGTGCTCAACGAGCAATATGGAGACATCGACGTCCACAAGTCCTACAACAGACTTCGCCTCAAGGAAGTCGCCGACTCGGTCAACATGATCATTACGTCTCCGGACAAGAAATCGGAGTTGACGGAGTTCGACACAAAGATGGAATTCATGTCGCATGAGTTTCTCATGCACAAAGAATACCCTGGGTACGTCTTCCCAGCACTCAAGAAGTCTTCAATCCACAATCTCTTGTTGTGGCATCGTTTGAACGACGACAATACAGCTGCCGAGCAGCAATCGTTGAACATTCGCGACGCGCAGAGAGAGGCTTGTTCTTGGGGGAAACCCTATTACGATCGCCTCATGAGGATTCTTCGCGAGGAAAAAGACAACCTCGAAGCCCACCACATCACCTTCGATGACATATCCTGGTGGGGCATGGTCGCGGAGCATCACGGCATCACAAACTCATTGCAAAGTGAGGCCAAAAACATGCTCCAGGCCGAAGTTCGAGAGTCTTCCACGGTCAGTCGTGAACTGCGCGATTCACGCCGTGAGAAATCTCTCGTCCTTGCTGTTGCTGCGATTGGAGTTTCAGAAGAAATTGTCAAAGCAGGCATTTCTTTTGCAATCGATAAGGCTTTCGGTTGCAGATCCAATGTCAGCAACTTCATCGCGCACACAACCTTTGGCTTTCTGGAAATGCTTTGGTATCTCCGGACTGGCCGCGCGCGCTTGTCGGATCGCCTTTCCGCTCTCTTCTTCCACATGTCCGTTGGATGTATGGGAAAAGAGCATATGGAATTCAAAGATCTCGCCATGCGGGCCCTCCTTCACGTAACTTTCAACACAATGTTGATACGGAAGGTCAGAAAAACTCGTGTTTTGGCCGGTGTTCGCCGCCTGTGAAATGTAGCAGGGCCGCTCACCGTGATGGCACGCGAAGTTTTGGTGATTTATGTGAGAAACACCACTAGCTGATTAAAGTAGTTATTTAGTAGATAGATTTTTCTTTTTTATGATGATTCGGTTAATTTTTAAATGAAGTTTTGAAAAATTTTACATTGATTTTTGCAAACCTTTTCTTCTTACTGAGCAAATTCCTTTTAGTAAATTCTTATGCCTCAATCAGTCGAAGGGCATCTTTTAGTATCTATAATCTGTCGCACTCGCACACAAGCAAGGCACCTTAGGGTGGATCTGAGTCAGTCTAACCGTGACGGGAGAAAGGCAACAGACGTAGAAGCAAG